GCGAACGTGCGCGGAATTACTTGCTGAACAAGAATCAAAAGGTTTCTAGCGGTGAGTTGGAAGAAACCCGCGCACAGCTTGAAGAACTGAAGGCGCAGATGGCGATGCTATTGGAGCAGCGCAAACCTGGCCGACCGAGGAAAGAGAATGTCAACGACAACGATGCTGGAGTTAGTGCAGCAAGTAACTAACGAGCTTGGCGTCGCAACTCCGACAAGCGTAGCAGGTAACACCAATCAGGACGTAATCCAAATTCTCGCGTTAATGAACGCGAATGGATACGAGTTTTTGCGCCGTCACGCTTGGCGGGAACTGACTAAACCGCACGCGTTTTATACGCAATACATCACGACGACCGGCACTTGGACGACCGCCGCCCGCACGATCACGATGGCATCGACTGCGGGACTTGATACGACATATCAGGTTCAAGGCACAGGCATCAATCAGAACACCTACATTGTTTCGGTTGATTCGGGTACGCAAGTCACGGTCAATCAAGACTTTGCTGCAAGCGCCGCAGGTGCTACTGCCTACTTTCAGAAAATCAAGTATTCGCTACCAAGCGATTACGAAAGCCTTGTTCCGCGCACGATGTGGGATAAGTCGAAGCATTGGGAAATGCTTGGCCCGGAAGATGCACAGCAATGGGAATGGCTGCTGTCGGGCTATATCTCAACCGGCCCGCGTATCCGTTGGCGCTTGCTTGGTGCGTACTTTCAGATTTGGCCCGGTATGTCTACGGCTGAATATCTTGGCTTTGAGTACCGCAGCAAAGGATGGGCGGCTGCTGCGGATGGGACTGTCAAGAATTCCTTTACTGCCGACACCGATACCTGTATCTATCCCGACCGTCTGATGGTCAACGCTACAAAGCTAAAGTATTTTGAGGCTAAAGGCTTTGATACCACAGCGATGATGCGTAACTATCTGACAGAGATGGAAGCAGCGAAAGCTCTCGATATGTCATCCGCTAACCTGTCCCTTGCTCCGCGTCCGGGCACAGTTCTTATCGGTTACGACAACATTCCTGATAGCGGTTACGGAACGAACTGATGGCAACGAGCGCACGCCGTCGGATGATGATCCAAGGCACAGCGGCGCAAGTCGCTTCCTTGCCTGCGCCTATTGGTGGCTGGAATGCCCGCGATTCGCTCGCCAATATGGAACCGACGGATGCTGTCCAGCTAACCAATATGTTCCCGACTGTCTCAAGCGTCAATCTGCGGGGCGGCTATCAGCAATTCGCAACGGGCATTACAGGACAAGTTGAAAGCCTGTTCAATTATTCCGGTGGAGCATCCGAAAAGCTGTTTGCGGTTGCTGGTGGCAAAATTTACGACGTAACCGCAGGCGGCGCTGTTGGCGCTGCTGTTGTCTCAGGACTGACTAACAGCCGGTGGGAGTACGTCAACGTCTCAACCCCTGGCGGCTCTTATATGTATTGCGCCAATGGTTTCGACGCTCCCTTGCTTTACAACGGCACAACGTGGACTTCGATCACAGGCGTATCGACTCCCGCGATAACTGGCGTTACCACGACAACGCTCGACGATGTGACGCTGTTCAAAAACCGCGTATGGTTCATTGAGAAAAACACCCTCAAAGCATGGTACTTGCCGACTTCCTCCATTGGTGGGGCGGCTGAACAGCTAGACCTGAGTTCTATCTGTCGGTTTGGTGGCTATCTTGTTTCCGTTGGAACGTGGACAATTGATGCTGGCTATGGTGCTGATGACAATTTAGTGTTTGTGACCAGCACAGGCGAGATCGTTGCGTATCGAGGCACAGACCCTGCAAGCGCATCGACATGGGCGTTGATAGGCGTATGGAAGCTCGGCACGCCAATTGGCAAGCGGTGTATGTTCAAGTATTCGGGCGATCTGTTGATCCTCACGCTTGACGGTCTTTACCCTCTTGCTTCTGCTGTGCAGAGTTCTCGGCTTGATCCAAGGATTGCGCTATCAGACAAGATTCAAGGCGCGTTTGCACAAGCGACTAGGACTTACCAAAACAACTTCGGCTGGCAGATTCTTTACAACGCAAAAAACAATGCGCTGTTTGTCAATGTGCCAACGTCCGAAGGATCGCAACAGCAGCAGTATGTGATGAACAACATCACAAAAGCATGGTGCAATTTCACCAACTGGAATGCAAACTGTTGGGAAATCTTTAACGACGATCCTTACTTTGGCGGCAATGGATTCGTAGGCAAAGCGTGGACACTTGACTATCAAGACAACGCAGGGAATATCCAAGCAAACACGCTGCAAGCGTTTAATTACTACGGTTCTCGCGGCGTTAAGAAGTATTTCACTCGCGCAAGACCTAGCATTTTTACCAACGGGCAACCGGGTATTTTTGTCGGTATGAACGTCGATTTTGACATCCAAGACACTACGGCGGCGCTGTCATACAACCCGCAAACCTATGGCGTGTGGGGTACATCCTTGTGGGATGTTGGCTTGTGGGGTTCGGATTCAACGATCACAAACAACTGGCAGGGCATAACCGGCATCGGCTACTGCGGCGGCATTCAGATGAAAAGCGCCAGTAGCGGCATTCAGATTGAATGGGCATCAACGGATGTGGTGTATCAAACGGGTTGGGCTGGTATATGAAGATCATTACCGAACCGAAAGAACTCATCGGGCGCTATGTGGCGCGTAAGCAAGGAAGATCATCGGACTGGGGGCCATTCGTTGCGTTTGGTCTTGTCAACGATGACGAAGAATTGATTGCGGGCGTGGTGTTTAATGGTTACATAGCGCCAAACATTATGATGCACATATCAGCAGACACGATTACCCCAGGCTTTATATCGACGGTGATGCACTATGCGTTTGTGAAAAACAACTGCAAACGAGTAACAGGCATCATTGATAAGCGAAACAAGCAATCTCGGCGCTTTGCCAATCATTTAGGCGCAAGGCTTGAAGGTGTGATGCGTGAAGCTGGAGAGCATGGCGATTTGTGCATTTATGGATTGATGAAACGCGACGCTGAAAAATGGATTCAGCCTCGCTACATGAAGAAACTGGAGGCGATATGGGCGGCTTAGTTAGCAACATTTTTGGGGGTTCTCAACCGGCAGCGCCAGCAGTTCCTGATTACGTTGGCGCAGCGCGAGAGCAAGGCGCGGCTAATGAAGCCACGGCAAGGCTGCAAGGCTACATCAACAACCCCAACGTTTACACCCCTGCGGGTTCGCAAACGGTGACGTTTGGCGAGAATCAGCAACCCACGATTCGGCAGACTCTGACCCCGACCGCGCAAGAGACATTTGACACGCAACAACGGGTGCAAAGGCTTCTTGCAAACCTTGGCGAAACGGGCGGCAAAACAGCGCAGGACGTTATTAGCAGCGCGTTTTCTCCGACTGGGACAGCAGGGCAAGGACTGCAAACCCGCCTTGATTTGTCTAACCTTGCACAGATGCCGGTCAATGCAGGAATGACGGGGCAGCAAGCGATCATGGCGCGGTTAGAGCCGCAACTGCAACGCCAGCAGGCAGCGATGGAGAATCAGCTTGCTAATCAGGGCATCACGCCAGGATCAGAGGCTTACAGGACGGCACAGACGCAAGCAGCGCAGAACCGCAACGATCTGTTGAGCCAAGCGGCTTTGCAAGGCATTAGCCTTGACACCGGAGCGCGAGCGCAAGGATTCAACGAACAGCAGTCGCAAATGGCGGCACAGAATGCGGCACAGCAACAAGAACTGTCGCGGCAATTGGCAATGCGTCAACAACCGTTGAACGAAATTACTGGCTTGCTGTCAGGTTCGCAGATTCAGATGCCGCAGTTCCAAGGCTATCAGGCTGCACAAGTTGCGCCAGCCCCGATCTTTGCTGGAGCGCAAGCCGCAGGGCAAGCGGCTATGAATCAATATGGCATCAACGCAGCGCAGCAAAACGCAAATATGGCAGGTTTCGGAAGTTTGCTTGGTGCAGGTCTTGGTGCATATTCGTACAATCCAACCGCATTTAAAGGTTTATTGGGCGGGGGAGCATAAAAAATGGCTGAACAAATTAGCTTTACCGTACCAAGCCCCTATCAAGCTGAATTGGCTGATATGGCGCGTCGGCAGCGCATGGCTGAGATCATGCAGCAACAGGCTTTCCAGCCTGCGGAGACATTTAGCTATAACGGCATACAGGCTAGGATTTCGCCGCTTACGGGGCTTGCCAAGGCGTTGCAAGGGTATATGGCCGTTAAGACTCAAAAAGATTTAGCGAATGAGCAGAAAGCATTGGGTGAAAAGTACCGCACGCAATCCGCAGAAGAAGGCACGCAATTTATGCGGGCTTTGCGTGGCACTCCCGCTGTCGAAGGTACTGAGGGCGTAAAAGAATATGATT